TCATCATCGATACGGTATTCTGCGCGTATCGCTGATATATACTTCGCCGCACTAGCAATGGTAAGCTCCGCAATACGGAAGCCATCGAGCAAGAACACATTGGCGTCGTCGTCGATGAAAAAGAGTCCGTAGCAACTATGTCTGCTAAGTCCATGGTCATATCCTTCGACAAACGAAGGCTGAAAGCCGGACATGCGCATCTGACGCAGATATGCCCTGACATCTTCATGAGCCAACACGTGAACACTCTCATCGAACTGTGGGTAAATAAGACCGCTGAGTGCGCCCCATCTGCCGAATACGAAGCGTTCACGCATGCTGCCTGTGTAGGTAGCAAGCATGCCTCGGATGTAATCCTCTCCGACGTTGGCAACATTCTCATACGTGCTGCCCTCAAACAACTCAATAAGTGGGATTGGCTTGCCATCGATGATGATTGCCTTCCCTGCATCATCTACCTCGCACAACAGCTTCTCACCTATAACTCCACGCTCGGTGAAGTCATGGAGTGGCTTGACGATCTCTCTGTAGCACCAGTTGCGAGTGGGATTAAGTGTTGCCATGAACCACCGTGGCCCCACTCGCGGCATGCTTGGCTCATCACCAATATACTCAGTGTTACCACGCAGACGACCCATAAGATCCATGAAATCCTTATGCGAGAACTCAGGGTCTTCAAGCTGGTCAACCACGATCCAGTCATACGTTGCGGACAGCAGGTTGGACTTGCTGTCCTCCGTCTGCTTTCCTTGCTGCGCGACGTATCTGAAGTTCACGGTCGAACCATTCTTCAGCAGCAGCGTGTTCTCTTCGCGACTTGGCATCCGCTTGATCCAATGCGCAGGACACCACTGCAAGAACTCGCGGCGTATCGTGTCGTTCAACTTGGGGTATGTCGAACGAGCAATCAGACCATTGCACCCCGGATAGTCCTTGCATAGCTTCAACGCCTTGATGCAGGTTGCAGCGGTCTTGCCATTACCGAACCCACCACCGATGAACTGCACCTTCTTCATCGACTGATGGAAGCGGTCATGCATACCGCCTTCAGTGATGCGATAGCGTTTGGCCATCAGTTGTCGATGCCAAGCGTGCCAACCGCACCACCACCAAGCGTGAACGTTGTAGCAGCAGGCGGGATGGCAAACGCCATTGGCACCGCTGCAACAGTGATTGTCCGCGTTGGATAATCAAACGTCAGCGTTCCAGCCGTCGTGACGTTGATGTGCGAGAACATCGTGAAGCTACGATTGTTGCTGCTCACGTCTGCACCTGTCGGCAATGCATAGGGTCCACCCGTAGCATAGGTCACTGAACCAACGAATGACATCACTCCACCTCCATCTCTATAGTCGGCACACTAGCCGCATTGTCACGCTTCACGATCTCGATGACAAGACCGCCATCCATACGATGACGATGCTCAACAACGTCACTAGGACGATGACCAGCTCTATCCAGAACGTCCTTAGCAGCGGCAATGCGGTCTGCTCGATTACCCTCACCCATCGCACGAACCATAACCTGAGCAGCATCGCGCGCATTCTTTTGGAATAGCTCGCGAACAACATTAGTCTCAATATCCAACACCGTCCTGATGATGGCATCGTGCATCTGCGTGTAGGGATCACCGACCTTCATGCGACCGATCTGTGCGCTGGTCAATCCAGTTGCGATTGCGATCTCCTCGTCATCCAGCCCGAACAGTGTATACGCGAGCACAACACTGACTGCATTCATCGTGCGCGGCACATCAGGCAGTTCACTGATCTTCTTGCGTGCTGCAACTACAATGCGTTGCGCTTCCTGCGGTGTCGGCACTTCAATGAGTCTCGGCTCGCTGGTCGTCCCGTCAGCATTATCCACGCGGCCATCAGGATACACGAGACGACCATCAGCAAGACGAAGGGGTGCATTGCGATCTGCGAGTGCCATGACTACTGAAGATGCAGGTTGCGCATTATATAAGGAATGATGTCAGGAGCGACTGCACCAGCACCACCGAGGATGGCACCACCTGTAGCACCAAGTGGACCAGCCGGAGCACCGCGCGCTGCACCTGCTGCTGCACCTGCTACAACTCTTGGTATTGCACGAGTGAATGGCGTAGACTCAATCGGTGCACCTTGCACTCGTGGTCCCGGTGCAATCTTCGGACGCACACGCACCTGCGCACCAGGGTTGCCTTGTGGTGATTGGTCAGGCATTGCAATCGGCTCACCACCAGCAACAGGTGCTTCATTCGGTGCAGGCGGACCAGTGATCTGTCGTGGTGGTGCAGCAATCTGCGGAACGTCAGGTGGACCAGCAATAGCAGGACGTGCAGGTGCACCGGGTAGCTGAGGCATGTTTGCAGGTGCAGGCAATGCAGTAACTTCAGGAGGTGCTGGCAATGCAGGTGTCGGCTGTGGAGCAGGCAACTGTGGTGCAGTTGCTCTATCTAATGCAATGTCTATCGGTGCACGTGGCACTTCAGGAACAACTGGCGGACCAGCAGCTTGTGGTGCAGGAGCCACATCAGGTGTAACGACATCCTTTATTGGACTGAATGCTGGCGGTGCAGATGTTGTCTTGCCACCCGGTGCTGGCAGCGTGTTCTCCATACTTAGATTGACAGGCTGTGGGAACGATGATCTGCGCGCACCACCCCCACCACCTGTATCTCTTTCAGCAGTCATGTTCAGCATACCAGGAATCACACCGGGATCACGTGCGTTCGCTTCGAGTGCACGACGCACATTCTCACTCGACGGCTGATACCCACGCTGCTTCAAGTAGTTCAACACCAACGTCGTTGGTGATGCCTCATCACCACCAACATCGGCAGTCGGATCGGTGACAGGGATTGGACCACTCTCGATATTCATTACAGGCGATGACGAAGCAGGTGCTCTAGCCATTACGACCTCCTCCCAATATCGCATGCGCAATACTTGCAGCCATTGCAGCATGTGCCGGGTTAGGAGGCATATCACCACTCGGTGCAGTCTGCATATGCATCGGTCGGGGCGGTGGAGCTTGGTTGGCTGGTATCGCGTCGAGCTTCTGGTCTTGCGGACTGCCTTCCTTTATTCCACGCATCTTGTCGCGTGCTGCATCAGCAGGACTTTCTTTTGGCGGTGAAGTATTCACTCGTTTCGGTCCACCAGTCGCCATACTGGTTCTGATCTCAGGCGCGTAATCACCACGAGCCATCAGTATGGTCCCCCACCAACCTGCTGCTTGCCACCACCTCCGTTACCGCTGCTGTCGGCTGCATACGTGGCAGGGAACATCATCCTGTTGATCAACGCTGTATATGCAGTCACATCGGCAGCATTCGTATTGCGGTTCGTCAGAGAAACGACCTCAATCGGGATCAGTCCGCCCGGCGATCCCTGCTGCCACTGTATTTGCGACTTACTCACGTTCACTGCTGCACCGGGAGCAGCACCAGTCAATGCAGCCCATATTGCTTTGAAGCTTCGACCACGTGCTCCATTGCGGAGCATCTTGGCGATGCGATCATCACCTTGCGTCAGCCCATTGAACTGCACATAGCCAGCAGTCGCATCACTGTTTGCAGGCCCACTACCGAGGCCATTCGTATAGCCAGTGAACGGAACTTGCCCAGGAGTTACAAAGCCATACGTGGCCATCTTCTCTCTCCACCTGAAATGGGGAACTTCAGCATCTGCTCACCATCTACACAAGTCAACCACCAACCACCACATCTTGTACTAGATACACGACCCCTCACTCTATATATATGGCATGCACGCATTGACGGGATCGACGGGGAGACGTAGCCTGCGACCCGCCGCGCACGTAGCGGCACTCTACAATCTACCCGGTTTGGGAAATGCCTCGGGGAGTAGGGCGGGACTATGATGCACACCACTAAGTCAACGCATCACTACAGCACTGCATCAGTGCATGTGTCCGTGTCCACTTGCTTACGTCAATGCATCACTAAGTGCATCAATGCATATGCATGTCAGCAAAGCTTGACTTAGGCACGCGCACGAATCGACGCACAGGTCAAGCCCCACATCCATAAGTCCATCCACCCTCGCATCGTTGCGATTACCTGTCATCCGGTAGGCGTATATCAGTAGGCGTATGTCGGTATGCCTCTTGTCAGTGTATGTATCCATAACATCGCTAACGGACCACCTGCACACAATCGCCTAGAATGGCGCTACACAGGCAGTAGCGTTGCCCTATGCTGCGATACCTTGCTTTGCATTGGGTAGCGTAGCCTCACTGTAGGCGTTGCATGCGTATGCAGTGTGTATACATTGCACCGTAACGTTACGCATTGTGTGTCTCATCATGCCTAGTTTGTCTCAGTGCATGAGTCGTCGTATGTCGTCTCATGTGCAGACACAGCATGACATACGAATGACGTATGTCGGCGTATAGACGTTCGCCTTACGAAAGCTTGACATAGGTTGTGCATAGTGGTAGTATATACATGCTGACCGATCG